GGATTTCCTCAGTGACCCGTGGAATGCGTCCACGTTCGCTGCAGCTTTCGCTGACTGCTGCATTTGCCCATGTGTACCTGCAGCGGGGTACGTTTCGTGTATTGTTGGGCGACGGGCCCGGCGCTATGATAAAGTCGTGAGAGGCCCTTGTCGCTCTCACGAATCCTGGAAATCACCTCCAACGCATGCGCAGCTGCACACGGATCATGGACTAAGCAGGTGCTATAACTGCGCTGGAGACGGTACACTTTCTACGAAACGACTGGCAAATACATCTTGTATGTTTTCTTCTTCCTTCAGCCGTCCGCTTTTTTAATAAAGATCTCGACACACTTTTGCAACTCTCGCTCTCCTCACACCATTCATTTGTTCGTGAGGCTTTCCCGTAGCTGGGTGCTCCTACTATTTGGAGACTTTATTTATTTTATATTAAATACCGAAGTTAACGTGCATATTGACGGATTAGACTGTCGGAGCAGTTTACACGTAACCGGTGTCTTTCTTTCGTGTGTGTCTTTAGAAAGTGTAATTTGCGATCGTCAGAACGATCAAGCTTCTCTTATAGAAGGTTCACTGTGGTGATCCCCGAGCGCTATTGCGTTCGGTCCCGCACTGACCACATGCTTATCCACGGCTGCAGGGGAATACGACGTCATAAAATCGGCTGTGATTTTTAATGCATCGTCGTACGAATCAGCATTCGACGCCATTGTGTTCGCTAGTTTGTAGGCGTCCGCATACGTTAGCATCTCGATGGCTGGGCACATCTTCATCATGTTTGATATTGCGTCCTGGGTTCGAGCTCCTGGATTTGGATAATCCATCGGCATGACGGTATAGTTGGCCGGGGTCGGGATGGCATGGTAGGTGTATGTAATATTCACTCGTATACATGTCGTCGACGCTGGTGCACCTGTCACCAGAAGGTAGAATCCATGTTCGAACGGTTGCGGATTGGTGATCGACGTCAAGTCTCCAAACGGCTAGTTCAATCTGATGCCCCGATATGTGCCGAGCAGGTTCCCGCTCTGGTAAAATTGTGAGTTTGTCAGCTGGGCTTGGGATATCCAGGTTATGCTAGCATTTGTGTTTGGTAGATTCTGAAAATACGACATCTGTACAGTCCCCTGCGAGTTATTTATCGAGGCCACTGGGATCACGGTTATGGCGAAGGCTACACATTCATACATTGACACGGCGGTGTTGCTGAGCGGCCCGTTATAGGATATAGTGCTCGGTAAAACTCCGGTGTTTGCGTCGAATGTTGATGTGGGCGAGCTGGCTAGCATCCAAAATGATTGTGCCGTCGCCACTGCGCTCGAGTTTGGATTCTCGGGGTTGATGTATAGAGCTATTTGACCGTTCGCGTCGGATTTCAAGGATACGGTCTGTGTTCCTGTTGCCAACGCTACCTTCGTCTAATATGGCAACGTCTTGCGCTCGAAGAACCGTTCTGGACAGATCATGGAGGCGATGTATTTAGCGTTGACAGCATCATATCTGAAGCCTGTCTTCACTTATTCATCGACTTATTCTACCACTTACAATTCTTCGTAACCAGGTCCTTTCGTGGTGATACCAGGGATTCTTGAGAGTTTGCTCGCTCTGAACACATTGTTTTCCGAGAAGTCTCCTTCCCATAGGCCCTCGTCATGTCCGTCTAGCGTTTGGCTGAGATATCTCTATTTGAACTTATTATAGCGCGGTTTCACGTGCTCATCCCATAACCATGATATCACTTATGGCCCATATGTCTACAGCAGCGGGATCGCTATTTTCGCTATCGTGCCCCAGTCGTCCAACACGGCTAGCTCTTCTAGCTGTCGGTTGGTGTAAACATCAACCGGTGTGCCCGCCATCTTCAATACTTGACGTATCGCTGCGGCGGTTGGCGCGTTCCATTCCAATCCGTGTTTCTCCTTGAACATATCGTTGAGTATTGTGCGCTCTCTACGTTTCTCCTTGATCCGCTCGTTCTTCTTGAGATTTGCGTTTAGTGCGTCTGTGGCGTAATAAGACCTAAACTACTTGAGGGTTTAGAGCATCTCAACCTGATTCGCTTGCATCATCTTCGCTGCTTCAATGATATCTTAGCCTCTGACTTAATTCTTGTCCGAGTCTACATACCCTTTCGCCTATTTTTTACGTTGCTCTGCCGTCTATTATAAGACTTATTTCGCCTTATCAATTTCTTCTTGGGTGTATTTTCCCGTGTCGATAATACCTCTCACTGCTTCCATTTCTTATGTTATTTTGTGATTGGCAGCGCGTCCGCCCACGACCGCATTAGCGAATGTGTCCCCGTTATGCCATCGATGCTTTCTGCGCATGACGACGTCGGGGATTGGTGCGGTTTTCACTAAGGGTCTCGCTTCTAGATACTCGTCACGATCTGCAATATCCATATTGCAGACCATAGCCATCATGGTTCTCCGCAGGTCGGGATCGGAATGCTCATACTCAGAGATATCCTCATGGTACACCTACTATAGATTCTAGTAAGGTAACAGCCTTCTTAGCTGAACGTCTCTGTAGAATTTCTTTACACACGTGTACTTCGAAAAAGTCAAGCGGTAATCGAGAAACGGAGCGAGGTAGTTCGAACTCTTGTAATAAGACATAACGGTGGTAACGGCATCGCGATGCGCTTGCTTCGTGATAGTCGAATTCATTATGTTGCCCATGTCCATGCCCTTCTCATAGCTTTTCGTCACTTATAATTTCTTGTTTGTGTACAAGTATTGCTTCGACAGGAAAGTGACCTCGGTCAACTCTTTAGTTATCTTGAAATCTTATGCTACTTGTCCCAATCCATGCATTCTTTAGCCTGTGGTGTCATAGACACTTCTCAAGCTCGCAGTAAGTGCTGGGACCCTGTGCTACTCCACAATTATCAGGACGTCGTCACCTGAAACAAAGTAGTCATATTCGTTATCCTGGATATCAGCTAGTTGAGCAGCGAATCCGATATAACATATGACTCTGAGTGAGTTACCGAATGTGGTGGACACCGGGTCGCCTGAAAAAACTGTGCCAACTATGTTACCTTCTAGGACTAACTGGTTCTGTTAGTCGCGCAATATGATCGAGTTCTTTGGTTAGGTTAGTAAAGAATATAACTTTTACTCTAGTTTGTTGTCCATTTTCATATATCTTCTGACTCTAGGCATTTGTAACCTATGCCACACATTGTCAACAGCTCGTTTCAACGATACATGTTGGTGGGCATCATGCGCCGAGCCGTCGATCGATATGAACACGGGGTGGTTACGTTTATTTGTCGCTGCATGGATCTTCAAGGCGAGCTGCTCATAGTCTAACCCATGGATGAAATGCTTGCTCACTCGTTTGAGCATATGTATTGAGTAAAGGTTATACCATGACGGGAAGCCTTTTTATTTCACATCAGGGTTGGCAATGTGACGTGGTTTAGGGATGGTCGTGGCTTGTTATACATGTAGTCTCGGGATGTCTTTCTTCCAATAGCTCTTAGTCTAGTTCTTCTTAACCGTTGAATCATACGCTTTTCCGAGATTTCCATCTGCAAGGCTCATCTATATGCCTCGCTGGTACATTGCTACCTTGTTTTTATCAGCAAATTGTTTAAATTTTCCGATATGGAACTCATACTTGGTGAAAGCGCCATCATCAACTAAGTTATGGTCTTGGCGAATACTGCCCTATGACCTAACTGTAGCGAAAAACTGGTATATCAATGTCTTGGCATAAGCTCGAAAGCGCTTCAACATCGCCGGATGTGGAATACAAGTCGGGGTAGTCTGTCGGTCGATAGTGTGTATAGAGTTGTGCAAGCAGTTGGCGGTGTATACTTTGTACTCCTTCGCTCGCATCAGATATCCGGTTTGCTCCGGTTGAATGGGAGATGATATGTAGTGGCAAGTGCAATGATTGGAGTAGATCTAGTCTTTAATGTCATCGTAGCTCATAGGTTCATTCTTCATGTAATGTCTTACTTCCGTTAAATTTAACCCAGAGTTGGCTAGGTTTAACCGCGAGTCGTGGGTGTTCAAATGCCCAACGACGTTCTCAATTAGATTTATCTCAAACAGCGAAATACATATTGCTATCCACGGCGGTATAGTGCCAAGGCATGCGGCAATTGTAAGCTGTGGAATCAGTCTAAAGAGCCAGTACTCTATAGTCCATAGCCTTGTGGTCAATACTAACGCAAGTCGAGTTTGCGGAATCATATAATAATATTACATCACAAAAGCCAACATAATCACATACATCGTTAGAGCAACAGACTGCCACTGCGTGTGATCTAATCCACATCGTGCAAGTACAGCCGCCGCAGCAAACCAGACAGGCGGGAGATAGCAACTTAAGATATTCAGTAAAAATATTTACACATCTATCAAGACCCAAACTGTCAAGCAGGGCAACGCGGTGAGCATCAAGAGCGACAAAGTCACTCTTAAAAAAGAGCTTCTTGTGAGTGCTCGTGTTAGGTCGTTTATGGTTGCCCAATATTCCGTGCGGAGAATGCACATTGCAGCTTGTGATGGGTTAAGCTCATCCATGTGGGTGATGGCTATGACAAACCAAATCCAGTAGTAATGGGAATTATAGCGGTCGATTGCTCCGATAACCTTCTCCCTAAACAGCCATCGTCTTAGGAGCAGCCCAGTGTAGGAGTTGACAGTGTAAAATATACCATTAATGTTGTTGTCGGTGTGGTATATTCCAATCTTAAATGAATGGTCGTATTTGTTTTGTCGTAAAATAATGGTTAACATGTTTATCTATCTCGTTGCTATGTCAGATATCGTTGCGACTGCTGACGGCGAAAGAGTGGTGAAGTAATTAAACACTGCTTGCACTAAGTTGGCCATCATGCTACGAAACGCGACCCACTCGGTGAGTCTGTAGGTTGTGAAGTGTTATCTCGCTTTATGCACGTCCAGTCTTGTTTCTGCGTATTGTATGTTAGCGATCATTGATTTCTTGACTTTCCCGGCTTTGTAAAAAACATACATAGAGAGATGTGTTACATATGTATGCTATTTCCTATCATCACTGTAATTATCCTTCTCTGCATTATCCAGGTGGTTGTTTATGATAGCGTTCATTACGTGACTGTAGAACACTGAGTTTGAATAGGAGAGAGCGAGTTCCATAGCTTTTGCAACGTCAGTCTGATGCAACCGGCAATGGACGGTTTTTTTGACCGAATCTGATTGAGTGTCTGTTGACCTGGCGGTGATCTTATACGATAAATCTAGATAGACATCGGGCTGAGTTGGTCTCTCCTATCGCTCAACTATAGGCTCGTCTCGGATGATGGCCGGCTGTGCACGATGTACGCGATCTCCTGTCCGATCATGTACGTAATCTTTCTTGTCGTCTATTGTTTTTGTTGCCATGCTGAATGTGACGTAGTAATTGGCCTTGTCTCCGAAGCATTTGACTTCTGCCGGATGTGATGTATTCGTAGGAATCACATGGACATACGGCTTGCCGGCCCGGTCGGCATAAAGTTAGATCGGGGCTTGGCGATGGGTGTAAGCCGTGCTATTTTGCGGGCGAAATGTCCATTCCTGGCCGTCCGTTGAAACGTCATAAGCGGTGCCATTCTTGTGATTCTTCTCTGGCTAAGTAAAATACCAACACCCAACATACACATTTTCCGTGCGAGCATATAAATCAATTATCGATTTGTCCTATAGATAATATATGACGTCCCACAAGAAGACGCTCTAATCAGCTGCTATTTTTGGGTAATATTCATCTAGGGTTTACTAAACTATCTTTAAATCAGGGTAATACATTATCTGGGATTTGTATTACGTGTCGTATGCCTTAACTTATGGACATAACAACGTGGCCGTATTTAATGGTTTTCCTATTTCCTTAAGAATGCGATACATAGAATTGGGTTATCCTCCAACTTCCAGGAATGAGGTGCATGTGTTCAAGTATTGCATTCGTTTGTAATCTACGTAGCTGCGGATGGCTTAATGGCCTGTTGCTCTTTGGGTGGGCACGTCCGCCGGTAAATAATCTCCATAGTATTTGTAGACCTCATTCTTGAACCGTGTCAATTTGATCATATCAGCTGGGACCATGAAATCAGCGACGGTTGGGTGTTCTGTGACAAAAGTTGCCACTTTTGTCAAATCGAACTGGTCGCTGTACTTTTTACATGCGTCAACAACTCGCGTCTTTATGTTAGCAGGGTCGCTCGCGTTGTGCCATTAGTCATTGTCTGGCTGGCGTAGCTGAGACATAATCTTCTCATTCAGGTAGCAATGGTAGAGTTCGCCGCCTTGATGGTCGATGTAAATCACATAATTATCGTCGAAGAACTTTGCGTCGATTGTCCTATACGGTTCACCTAAATTGTCGAGTAAGCGGTTACCTTCCACGACGTGCACTTGTTCTTTCATGAACTGGTTCCCCACTGCGCATCTTACAGGCGTGGGGAATG